AGGGTCAAACCCAAGCGAGCAATCTAACTTGTCAAACTTCTGCGACTGGAAGAACGAGTCAAGCCGACCGCCTGTAATGCGACCAGACTGTGTCACTTGGAATTCGTTCGGGCGAACGCGGTACAAACCATCCTGCGCCATGACGTACACCGTCTGAGCATCCGACACACACCATGCCTTGGCAGACACAATGCCCACCGAACGTGACAACTCAATTATGCGAGCCTGTGTTTCAAACACAGGATCAGCAGATAGATAGGTCATTGTATGCCGACCAGCAAAGAGCAGCCCACTTTCTGCCATTGGTATCAGCGCAACAATCGGCTCACCGGGAATGGAGAACTTGGTTGACAAGTTGCCAGCAACAGCATCTTCGTTTGCAGTTCCAGAACCGGGAATCCAATCATCAACGTCATTGATCTTGCTAAGAAACCAGTTGTTGGGTGAGGGCGTGAAGCCGCTCAACGCCAAGCGACCGCCGAAGCGAACTAGCAAACTTGCACGTGCGCCTGCTTCATCTCCAGCCTTACCAATGCTGCTTGCATTTGATGATGGCTTAATGGTCATTTCGGGACCACTAGTGATGAACGTAACTCCATTGGTACTTCCGTTAGCACCAGTCTTAGTCGTTGCTATTGCTGCTCCAGTAACAGTAACCGGATCTCTCGTCAACACAAATTCATATGGAGAAATTGTGCTAACAATTGTTTTGACATAAAACGTTTCCTGAAATGTGTAACCAGTGATATTTCCACCACCAGCAGCGAATGTTCCAGTAACAACGATTGGATCGCCAACACTTAGTGTTGCAACATCTGATTGAAAATGCCCAGTTGTATTGTGGACAACTACGTTTGATAAGACAGTTCCCCAGAACTCAACGACCGCTGACCCGTTTGCTACCGTGATATTCATCCGGCGATACTTTTCGCCATCCGCAAAGTAAGCATAGTTACCAAAGATTGCAACAGATATGTCTCCGCTCGAATTCAACTTAGAGGTTGATGCGGCGTATGTCGCTTTAGTTGGCGAAGTTTCACCCGGATCAATGATGTACACCTCGCCACCAGCAACAATGACGCAGCGTTGTCGGAGTACCGTTGTTCCACCACCAGCAACATACGCATCAGCGCGGACAATGGCTTGCACCTTGCGCGTGACCGCTGGTGGACCAGTGTCGTTAAACTCAAACGCGCCAAGCAATGCCCTGCGCTGACCCAGCCGCTGCTTCCCTTTGTATGCGTCATACGGCAGCACGTTCAACGAGTCGAGCGTGAAGCCGGGAGGCAATGTGGAATATGCACTGTCGATGTGCAAGCCACGTGAAGGGAGAGTTATTGGAAGGTATGGCATTAGACGATACGTTTAATAGTGATATAGCCCCAGTTAACGTTCGGTACTGCACCACCACTGCTGGCTGCAATAACAATAGTTGCAACTGTATAAGTTAAAGATGGTTGAAATACATACCCTGTATAAATTGGAGACTCTGAATATCCAAACGTAGCAGTGTTTGCCCCAGTAGTTCCAGCACTATGTCGATAGCCAGATTTATATTGAGCATAAATGCCAGCATTGGTCGTTATTTGTAAATTTGCCGCACGTGCGCCGCCAGTTGTTGTATACGCCCCTTGCGACCAGTAGTAAACGTACTCGACACCCAGTAATTGACTAGAAATATTGATGATGTAGTTGGTTGGTCCTGTTGGAATAGTCGTAGTTACAACCCACGCATTTGTATCAACTATTACAGAATTTGATCCTGCAATTACTGCGGTATCAACATAACTCTTAGTAGTAAAATGATTTGCTGTCGTTGGCGTTATTCCGGTAGCAGTGCCTGAGCACGTTAAAGTCACTAGCGAAGTGGTTCCACTAGAAACAGTAATTCCACCACTTGATGTAAGACCAGAAGCACCTGCCTGAACACCGGGCGCAGTTACACTGACAGTTGAAGACAACACGGTTGAGGTTAGTCGCACTAGTTCAGTGCCATCAGTCGCGGTATTTCTGCCACGCCAAACTGCAAGCGCATCTACTGTTGCTGGCTGTCCAATTACATAATCTTGAATCGTATTCTGAGTAAGTTGAATTTGGCTACCAGTTAGGGAACTTGTCCCTGTGTTGCTTACTATCCCGACAATTCCTCTTGTTGGATTACTCACAGCAACATGAATTTTCGCTTGCGGGCTTGATACTCCAACACCAAGTTGATTGGCAACCACCGTACCCGTTGCTGTTAGATTGACAATAGTCAAACTATCAGTAGCAATTACGCCGTGCAGGCGTTGCCATGCGTACCATGTTCCTGAATTTTTGGCGCGAATCCAACGCTTGCTAGTCAACGATGTAGTCAACTCTTGAATGACAATCCCACTTGAGGGAACGGTCACTATGAGTATTGAATTGCCATCAGTTGTACTGCCTGTAAACTCTGATGGCTTATTAGTGTATGTAACCGCACTCGATAAGGGATACCGACCTTGATCAATTGCGGTATCAAGATTGTTCCCAGCATCAACAGGCAACTCTGTGTAGGTCGAGTTGACGTATGGGAGCGTGGTCCACGGATTTGTTCCATCGCCAATCTTGAACGCTGTCTTGCCAACGTCTGTAACAAAGCCGAGTTCCCCAGCAACAAGAGTAGGATCAGCAGAAGCCCATGCTGTTGCAGTTCCACGCCGAATTTGCATCTTGATCGCCACTGCTAATCCTCCTCTTGTATTAGAACTGCTTCTTGCTGCGTAGGTAATACCCACCAACAACGCCAACTACCAACGCCAAGCCAACTGCCCACACGCTGCCGATGAAGGAACTTAGGTCTGCGAGAATCATGGTGTCTCCTTTACAGCCCGAGCGTTCTTAAACGCCGCATTGAAAAATGGATCAGAGGCTCTCCGGGCTGCTATAAATTCGCGAGCGTTCTCTGGTTTGTCTGGGTCTAGCATATTCGCCGCTAACTCCGCCTCTTGCCGAGGCTTACGTGGAATCCAACCAATCGCAATTCTGATAGCAGTACCAAACCCTGTCTGGAACAGAATGATTACTACTGCTATCGCAACTACCGCTACTGCTATCCAACCCGCCAGTGCCATCCAAGGCGGGGTACGGTCCTCCACGCCCGGCAACTCCGCGTGGATGCCTGCCGCCAGACCGTCAATCCGGGTCGCGCCTGCGACCACCACCGTGTCACCTGTCGCCTGCCCATGATCCATGAGCAGTTGCGCCTCAGTCCGGATCTCGTTGCTGTTGGCACTGATACGGGCTACTGGGGAGCAGCCTGACAGAACCAGCGCAGCAACGAGCAGGTACTTCATGGGCGCGTTTCCATGCGCTCCAGCCGCTTCTCGACCTGCGAGACGCGCTCGCCGATCACACGGATCTGCGCATTCGCGTCCGCGTTGCGGTCCTTGATCAAGTTGATGTCACCAGCAATGGTTTCCAATAGGCGTTGCTGATGCTCGTCAGACTCCAGCCGCCGACCGACATAGATGATCGCACCCAAGATCAGACCGGAGGTCATAATCAACTGCGCTTTTTCGAGGGCATAACGGGTCGTTGTTTGAGGCTGTGTCATGTATTTAATTGCAAACTAAAGGCGAGAGGTATTGAGGAACATAAGTTAAATTATCGCAACACTGCTGCCGTTTGAAGCAAAAGGTGAGTTTCCGCTGATCTAATTTTCCAAACTGCGTTGCCTCGGAAATGCACCAAATCTATTACTCCCGCAGCAATGGAATCGCTAGCGGTCTTTGCTGGTTCTGACGTAATGGTTGATGCGGCAGCAACCGTAAGCCACTGACGAGCCGCATACCACTTTCCGTTTCCACTACGCAAAGGATGATCTGTTGCGCCCACAGACGCTGCAACACTAACCATGTAACCACCCGATGGGAATGATGTCAATGTTCCGGCAGCGTAAGAATAATCAATAAGCGTAATTAACGGATTTAGTCCATTCAAACGCCATTGGTCGATGTTGTCTTGATTTACTACTGACCCACCACGCACCGATGATGGAATTACCCAAGCAGATCCTGAGAAGAATGGGTTTTCACTTCCCCGATTGAATCCAAGTTTGTGCAGATACTTGCGAACATTCAACGCAACAATGCCTGACGTTCCTTGGGTTGCAATGTCTCGCAATACAGATGGATATTTGTCAAATTCAACATCTTGAGCATCAGCAGAATTTGTGCCACTATCTCGATACGGCGCGCCCGGAAGAATTACAAACGTATTTGTTCCACACCAACTAGCAGATTGAATTTGAGCAATTCGGTTTTGAACAATTGTTTTGTATTGCAATGCCGAACTTACGGTTCCAGCGTAAGCATCGTTAATACACGCTTGTGGCAAATAGGCAACAACTCCACCATCTGCTTTTGCCACATCGGCAAAGACTTTATATACCGGAGCGGCTAGCGCATGATCTGTGACGTAATTGTTTAACTTATATCCACCCTTTGCAGAGATAACCGAGAATGCAATTCCCTTTGCGTTTGGGCGTACAAACTCAACGCCACAAACAACTACCTTTCCGCCCGATCCGGTAATGTTTACTTGGCAAGTATTTCGTGTTGTTCCACCGCTGTCTTGGAACGTGACCGGAATTCTTACAACGGCAATGTCATTGGTTGTGTAATGACTTGCGTTTAGATTGACCGCTGGTATCCCGCCGCTTCCGCTAGTGTATGTTTGAACAGCCGAAACGGTTGCAGTTCCAGCAAGCGTATCCGTAGCAGTCACTCGCGCAATTACTTCTGATCCATATCCGTCAAGTTTGATCTTGAGTAGATAGATGTCGCAATATGTTTCACCTGCGGTTTGCGACCACCAAGGAGTATCCGCACCTGCACCAACGCCAAATCGTGGATCAATGTGAGTGCCTTTTGATTGCAAATTAAAAAACATCCCATCACCACTTGTTGGAGCAGAACGAATTACATGGCTTCCAGTAAGCCAAGAAGGCGGAAGCATTGGAGTCAACATGGTTGTATGACTAACCGCTACCGTTGTAGTTGGAATATATGCGGATGCTGACGATGCCATTTCTACTTGGCATCCCCAAGCCAATATGTCGGCTGATAATGAACTAGCAACAGGCGTTGCCATATTATCCCACAACAAAATTTGTGGATCAACAGTTGTTGTAGTACCCGGTCCGGCTGCTAGTACTGTGTATTGAAATCGTTGCCAAGTATCTGTAACTGTGTGATTGACAAGATAAGTTCCGTCACCACCAAGTCGCAACCCAACTTGGACAGGCGTTGATCCACTAGTCAACTTCATCCAGATTGACATCGTTTGGTTTACACCTGCTGTGCCAGTATTCACCAATTGCTGTACACGGCTAAGTCCCGCGCCGGGACCTACTCGATTAAGTTGCAAACGAGTAGCCGTCATCGTGCCATCAGGTGCAGCAGTACCTGTGTAATTTGAAGTCACCGTTGGTACAAGTCCTACACCACCCTGACCAGCAGTCCACGGAGCAATTCCTAAATTTTGACTTTGCAACACAAGGTTAGTTTTGAACTCAGTCGTTGTTGCAACTGCTGTTCCATAATTTGAACGAACTGGAATAGTGGTTGTGTAACTTGAAAATCCACCCGGTGTAAATCCGGAACGAACTAAACCGGAATCTTGTGCTGCCAGCAACGATAGATTTCTTGACCCTTGCGACAAAGATCCCGTGCTTCCCGGTTCTTCATTGCTATCTCCATCAATAAAGATTGTCATGGATTGCTTGCCAAGCAATGCGCGATTAACGGCTGCACCAACTGATGGAGATCCGGCTACGGTTTCTACATTTAGAAAGGATTGCTCACCACTATTGTAAACAATATTACTGTTATTAAACGAATACTCTTGTGGGATATAAACACGCTTCAGTGCTGTTCCATCAGCAACCGCTGCATTATCCATTAAGGTTACCGAGTATTCAGATGTACCGATAGCGTTAGTCAATACTCCAGCAGTGGTTGATACACCAAGAAGAGTTCCCGGAGTCACAGTAGCAGTGACAAGAACCTTGACAGAGCAGATGCCGCCGAACTGGACCGCCACCTCGCGACCGTTCGCGCCTGCGCCAGTCATTAGACCCGTGACCACGCCGAGGTAGCCCGTGTTGTTAGCCTCCGTAGACACAGCCTTACGGATGCAGTTGAACACATATCCAGTGTTCGCAGCCTGCTCAGGATTAACGACCGCGCCAGCGTGGATGAACGAGGTGATGACAAGATCGCCAATGGCAACCGATGTACCAGACTTGTTCACGCAGGTAACAGTTGTTCCTACTGGTTGTACGCCAAGACGATTTTGAATCGGTGCAAATGTCATAGTCAAGACCCCGTATAAGTTTGAAGTTCAATGTCTGAAAGAAGGCGTGGATAGAACACCACGGAATGGACACCGTTATTGAGGTGACCTTCAAAGTCTCCAATCCCCGTAATCGAGTCAGTACCAATATTCATCCACCCAATAGTGGATGGGCTGACATCAGATGTTCCACTCGTCACCGTCCCGCCATTCGTACACATCCTGACGGCAGCGTTAGACGATCCACTAATAGTGAACGCTGTGGCATTTAATGCACTTGTCAATGACGTTGCTGTGATTGATCCAAGTGTCCAAAGTAAACTGCTAGTAGCCGAACCATTGGCGTGTTTCAAATGTAAGTGCTTGTTTGCCGCAATATCAAACGCCAGCACTGATCGATCACCAGCACCAACCGCTCCACGGAAGTACTTGACAACAAACGTACCGGGCTGTGTGAACCATGAAGTGAAATTCGTTCCACTCATGGTCAGTTGATCATCACCACGGGTATCAGGTGTAAATGTGACGGGAACATATGAAGAGGCAACGGTTCCGTTTTCTAGTTGTGCGCCCCAAATCTCAACTGAGTTACCACTGTCAACAATTTGAAACGCAAGTTGTTGTTGACTAGCCGCTGTCAACCCTTGATATCGAACCCATTCACTAGTAATAGTTACGGTTGTCCACGTTGGACTAGTAATCGTGGTAGAAACTTGGAATGCTCCAGTACCACTTACACGCCGAATCCATGCCGACCAAACTCGCTGCGTATTTGGCTTTGCCGTAGCAAGACCATGCGTAATAGTTGCATTGGCAGCACTCGCAGTGAAACGAACAGCGTTTGTAGTTCCGTCCGGAGATACTTGACCAGTGGCTCTGGTGATATTTACGTCAGTCCATTGAAAGTCTCCACCAACAGTGGAGAATGTTTCGCTATGCGTGAGTCGATTGGTGACGGCGGCTTCAATAAGCACACCTTTGGACACATAGGTCGATCCAATGAGTTCGTAAGTGAATCGAGGATCGCCACTAGCAACGTAACCGACTAAACCGTTTGAGCGAATGAATGTTGCCGCACCAGCACGTGCAAATGTCAGACCATAGTTAGCAAGATTGACCTTGCCGCCCATCGTGCTAAAATCAAACTTTTTTGTACCAACCGTTTGACCGTCAAGAGACAGCGTTCGATTGCGTTCTACGCGCATCGTTGGTGATTTGACAGTCCATGTTCGATTTGATGACATCATTTAGATATATGAGACGAGTGCGTTAGCAGCCGCTGCGGTTCCTGTGAAATACAACTCAACAAGTTCGCTGCCACACGTATCAACAATGATGAATCCAGAAGGGCAACTTGTCGTTCCATCAAATTTCTTATAGTCTCCAGCACCACTTGCTGAGAAACTATTGCCCGGATAAAGGCTGTTAATTTGACCGCTTGTTGCAACGGTTGCTGTCGTTTGCGCAAGATTAGTAGGGATCCACGTGCTGAGTGTCTTTGAGAACGACCAGCCAATGACATTGACAACAATTGCTCCGCCGCTCGTTGCGTAAAGCGGACACACCTTGATGTAGTTCATTGCCAAACCAACAACAATTGATCCGCCCGAAGTAACAGGTCGAGTAGTTGTTGCAACTCTTGCAGTCAACGAACCAGTAGCAACAACCGTAATGTTAGTTGGTGACGCAAGTTCCATTGCATCTGGAATTGTTTCAAGTGCGGTAACAGTTCCGGATCGTCCTGATAGGTCTACTGACATGGCGTTTCCTTATGATGGGCTTGGGACGGTGTTCGTCATCACGAACCCGCCGTTGTTTCGATAGTTGTTTGTCCAAACGTTTGGTCGCAACTGTCCAAAGTGTGCTTGCAGCATCCCGTCTTTACGCTGTGCAGTACCAAACAGTGTGCCAGCCTCAATCTCTGCAAGACGCTGCGACTGCTGCCCGTCTTCATACGACTCAGTGATCGCCCGGACGTAGAGAACGAGCAGAGCCTCTAGATAGAGTGGGATTGAGATGACATCCGTGGGCAGATTTGCAGTCGATACGCGCTGCCAGCCAGTGCGATACGTGATCTTGATCTTGTTTGCTTCGTTACTTTCAGGAGTTGGATAGATTTGCAACTGATACGACTGTGTAGGCGCAGCATTTGTAGGCACAACAGCCTTCACATACCCTCGCGTACCGTAACTGTTGAATTCAGACGAGCGGGTGTTCTCTACCTCGTCCTGATTAGTGATCAAGAGCGGAAGTGTTCCACTCCACGCGGCGATCAGTTCAGAAAAGTCAGCAGGCAGCACCACATAGGGCAGGGCTGCAACCGTTGACAGCATTGCGGTGGCTTGCCTGAACGTCCACTGGTAGCCAAACAGATGCTCACCAGCCTGATTGATGATCTCAGCCTGTCGTT